CTCTTGTTGACGCGGGTCACCTTGCCGCCCACGACGCGGATCATCTTGGCCTCGGCCAGGAGCTTGTCACGAAGGCGAAGCGCCATCTGCACGTGCTCGGGGTCGTCGTCGGGAACGTCGAGGTCACCGATGGACTCTCGCACGCTCTCGATCTCCTCCAGGGTGGACCACTGCGCGTCGAGGAGCTTCTGGATCCTGCCCTTCGTCAGATTCTTGGCGCGACCGCCAAAGTTGGCGGTCTCGTTCAAGGCGCCGTTGATCTTGGCGGCGAGGGCGCGCGCGTCACGCATGGCCTCGATGTCGTTCTCGTCCACGTCCACGTCCGCCAGCTCCTCCGCGAGGATGGCAGCGGTTTCGCTATCCATCGGGAGGCGTGCCAGGAGGCCCATGTTCATTCCTCCAGACTGCCTGGTCGACGTCTTGACAGGGGCCGTCTCAGGGGCACCCTCGACCATCATCAGATCCGTGACCCTCGACCCCTTGTCCTCTTTCAGGAGGCCCAGGGAGCGGAAGTCGTCTTCCACGCTGTTGTAACCCATGATCTTATCCTTGGTGGGTGGGAACCCTACGGGTTCACGTGAAGGGCCGTTGCACACGTGTGCAACGTGTCCGCGTCGAGGGCCTTGCCCTCCATCATCATACGCACTGCGCGTCGAAATGCGAGCACTTGTTCGCTTTTCGCCTCCTCGATGGTCAATGCCCCGTCGACGAGCTCGACGATCGCGCCAATCCGAAGCAGTCCATCGTCGGTCATGACAATGAGGTGGTCGGCGTGGGTGGCTACGATGTCCCCCTCACCGCCCCAGCTCTCCATGAGCCGATCTTGCGTCTCTTCCATCGACCCCTTGCGGAGGGCGCTCAGGGTCGCCGAGGCGATGTACATCATGCCGCTCTCCGGTTTCGGGCGGTCTCCTGAAGGAAGCGAATCCCCTTCCGAGATTCATTCTCCATAGACTTCATGCGCCTGTCCATGCTTCGCACACGTGTGCAAAGCTCCTCGACCATGGGGGTGAGGTCGTCCCGAGGCGGCAGTGCATGCTCGTTGGCGCCCTGATCCCCGCCGTCCGCGTTCGGGTCCATCATCACCCCAGCCAGCTCGGGGTATTTCTTCAGCACCTCCGACTGCACCGACGCATCCCGCAGGGCGATCATGCGCTGTTCGTCGCCCTTGGTTTGCGCAACCTTGGTTGAGTCCTCCTTGGAGAACCCAAACACAGTTTGAAGGATCCACTCCTTCGGCATGTAGTCACCGAGGCGGTCCGCAAGGTCGGCCTGGGCAACCATGACCTCGATCTGCGCCAGCCTGAAGATGCTTGACGGCGATGTCATCTTCAGCTGCCAGTCCACGAGGTCCGGGTCGATCCCCAACGCTGCGAGATGGACCCGGCACACATGCTCGATGCCAGTCATGACGGCACGCTGAAGGCGCATGACGGCACGCGCAAATCGCACGTCCTCCTGCGCCAAGGCCGAGCGATTGGATTCGCCCTCCAGCCCCATGTACGACCGTGGCATCTTGATGGCTGCCAGCACTTTTGAGCGGAAATAATCCAACCCCTCCATGGACCCGTAATCCGGGCCGCTGATCACCTCGATCCGCGAGGTCTCTTTTCCAGCCCGAACAGGGATCCAGTAGTCCTCATCCGGCGCCAGTGGGTTCACGCGGAAGTTGAGGCGCCCGCTGGAATCCACGACCTTCTTCTTGCGGTACTGCGCCTTAACCGACTGTACGTATGCCATGGCTTGCGCCGGGTTCAAGTCCCCCGTGTCGATGTAGAAGGCAAACCTGGCAGGAGCGCGCGTGAGCTTGTAGACGAGGGCGGCGTCCTCCAGCATTACGAGCCGACGCCACGCCCACCGCGCCGAATCGATCACGCTGTAACCGTACATGCTTCGGACATCTTTGGAGCGAAGGCGCGCATGCGCAACCTCCCACGCGGCGAACACGCGGAGCCCGTCGGGGCTCTCTGCCTTGTTGTCCAAGATGTCCTTCACGACACCGGCGTCCACGTTGGCCACGCCAGTGTCGTCTTGGATGAACCCAACCAGGATCCCTTGCTCGCTCTCGACCCTCCGCATGGTTGGAGGGGGCATGATAGTGAGCCCGATCACGCCATCCACGTCCACGATGGTCTCCCAGAAGCCGTTGCCGTACCTGGCGATGCCTCGGGCCATGCCGTGGATGTCGTCCTCGACACGCAGCGTGCGATGGAGGAGGTTCATAAGGATTTGCCTGACGATCTTGTTCTCGCTCTCCACCCAAACGGAGACGCCATGCATGGCGTCCTCGATGGTCGCGTCGTCAGCGTAGATGTCCAGGGCGGCGCTGATCTCGGGGTAGTCGTCCATCTCCTCATAGTCGCGATACCGCTCCATGAGCCCGGATTCGATCTTCAGGGCGTCGCCGAGCCCGTTGGAGGACTGAACCTGAGGCGGAAGGCCCCGATTGCCGGACGCCTCACCCTTGCGGATTTCCGCAACACGGCCCGCGGGTGATCCCTCCGACCACTTGACGATGGACTTGATAATCTTGCTGTCACGCCAGCCCATCGCTCACCCCATTAGGAAAGGGAAAAGTTTATTCATATCCCGTCCGCGCTTGGCGTCCAGCACGGCTTCGATGTCGTCGCGGGACTTGACCACTATCCCAGTCGTGGCAACCCACGCGTCGCTCTCCATTTCCGGCGTCATGGTGTTGACCATCGGGGCCGGTAGCCGACGATGCAACTCTATCAGAGCATGGGTGACCCCCGCAACGGCATCGCTCACGTCTTTGGAACCTGCAACCGGGTGGTCAACTTTGCCCGTGTAAGCGTCGAACTCCAACGCCTTCACTTCGCGGATGAAGGTTTCATACCTGTAGAACCGGATCCTGTTCTCGTACAGCGCGCTCTTGAGCGCGTCGTACGGCACGGACGTCTTGTCCACCGACAAGACCTCACACCGGTTGACGCCCTTGGCCTTCACTTGCTGCAAGGTATCGGCGGACTGGTAGCTGTCCATCGTGAAGGAGGACACCGGGAACCCGTGCACCAGGATCTCGTACACGATGTGGGACCGAACCTCAGCCAGGAAGATTTGATCCCCGGTCGGCGGCTCGATTTGGAGCATGAATTCGATCACGACAAACGGCGCTACATCGGTGTACTCCTCCAACTCCTCCGTGCGCCGCTTCACCTCCACCCAATGGGATACGTAACCCATGGCGATGCCCAGGGAATCTCCACTCAAGCCGATGTCGATGTGGATCGCCCGCGGCGCCCCCGGGCACACGCGCGGTGCCCACCGCAACTCCTCGTGCCCGCCTGACAGTTGCACACGTGTGCAAACGGCCAGCCAGTCCCAGACGATGGTCCCCGGCTGGCCTGTCGTCCACGTGGCGGACGTGAAGGGATGGCGCATGTTAGGGTCCACACACACGTCGACCTTTTCGCGCCGGCTGATAAACGGCCGGATGGCGTGTGTGCTTATTCCAGCAATGTCACGCAGTGAGCTTTCGAGGTCAACCGTAAAGTCGTGGTGGAAGTCCATGGGGACGTCGAGGATGTATGCTCCATCGTGGAGATCTTCTTTGGAAGGAGCCTCACCAGGCTCCATGACCCGCGAGCGGAGCGAGTCGGTCCCAACCATCACCCGGAACATCTCCTCGGAGAACGACCCCGGCGGCTTGGCGTGCCAGATGGCGTAGTCCCTTGCGAACACATTGGGGTCGTTCTTGGATAGCACAAGGCGCCGATCAAGAAACGAGCCAATCGTGTTGGCGGACGAAATCAAAATGACCATGCCTGGAAAGCCCGTGGCTTTCGAGGCAAAGCGAGACTTGATACGACGGACAATGCCCGCGTACAGCTTCTCCGCTCGGTCGAAGTGCGCCAGGGACTTCTTGCCCCCGGTGGTAATCAACTGATGCTTCGTCGCCATGAAATTCATCTCATCCACGATGGCTCCGAACACGTCCATACCGAGTAGGCGTTCGGAGCTTGCGGCTGAGATTTCAATCTTTATGTTGCTGGGGCACCTGACGCCATCCCGCCGACAGACACACTTCCATGCCTTACTGAAGTAGCTCGACTGCTCAATGCATGCGACCACCTTGGATAGCAGCACCTTGCGCGCAAGGTCGATACTTTTCGACACAAGCGCCAATACGATTGGTGACCCCGACGCGATCCCGAAGGTAGCGTGAGGGTCACGGAGGCACGACAACTCTTCCAGCATCTTGAGGAACAGGATGGTGGCTACGGTTGACTTGCCGTAGCCGATGGACCCCGACCATATCACCTCGTGATATTGCCCGTCAGCGTGAAGCTCCACTAGGTCATCCATGAGCCTTGGGTATACCCCGCTGCCCATGGATTTTCCCAGGTATGCCTCATCAAAGATGAATTGCTCCATCGACACCGGGCGCCGAACGTACTTCTCCTCATAGGCCACCTCCAACAAGGAGGTGTCCCCGTTTCTGGCATCCTCCACGATCGCCTCGAACAGGGCGATCTCGTCCGGCCCCATCCCTTCCATGCGTTTCCGCATGAGGAACTTCTTTTCGTCGGCCGTGCGGACCGACACGTGCCGTCCTCTGTTCGTGACGATCATGGGTGTCCCTTGCACACGTGTGCAATCACTGCGTCACTGCGTGAAGTACCGCGCCAGCTCCACAATCCTCCCTCGCTTCTCTGGGTCACGCAGCGCGGACGCCACGTTCTCGCCGTACTTGCGCGCGGCTCCCTCGATGTTGTCCGTTCGCCCGACGCCACCCTTTCCGTCCGCGAGGTCCATGCGGATGGCGTGGACCGCCTGGAGGAGCACCTTGGCGGTGATGATCTCCTGACCTACCGACCGGTTAATGAAGTTGATAGTTTCCTCCATCTTGCGGCCGTGCAGGATGCGCTTCTTCTGAAGCAAGAAGAGCTCTTGCATCTCGGCAAGCACATCCACGCCCTCCCTTAGACGCCGACGGGCCTCCACGATCTCTTCGTCCTTCTGGTCGGCCAGCGCCTCGATGCGCGGAACTTCCGACCGGAGTTTCCGAAGGGTGACCGCAAGGGACGCCAGGGTCATGTCGGTGCACTCGCCCCTCTCCTCCTGGAGCCAGGTGGCCACCGACTCGGATCCCTCGCCAGACATGATCCGCCCCACCAGCTCGTCCCAGCACTCCAGCGACCGAAACCGCTTGTACTTGGACGTGACCGCCAGCGCTGGCGCAATCCGGTCAGTCGTCTTCGTCGTCGTCTTCGTCGTCCCTGTAGAACTCTCCGAAGTCGTCGACCTCGCCGTCTCCATCTTGGAAAGCTCCCTGCGCTCCTTCAGCATCCTCAGTTTCTCCCGGTCGATCTTCATGGCCGTCTCCTGCGTGCGCGTTGCCCTTCATGTGTTCCAGATCCACCACTTCGTCCCACACTTCCATGAGTGCTGCGAACACCTCATCGGCCTTGGCACCGCGCGCATAGACCTTGGCCAGCATGGTCTCAATGACCTTCCACGTCTTGGGTGCGCAGGCGATTGAGACATGCTTCTTGCCGCCGAACTCAAACCACACGAAGTTGCTTGGGACCGTGTCCCCATACTTCGTGAAGATCTGATTGAGCACGGCGCCGAGGTTGTCCACGGTCTTGAGCTCTTTCGTGGCCTTTTCGATCTCGGCAATTGCCTCCTTCGGGAGGCCCGCCTTCTTGGCGCCCGCCTTCACTTCGCCCACGAGCTTGGCGAAGGCGTCCTTGTCGGTGTAGCCAAGCAGATCCGCCATGGCCTCCTTCCCGTGACGGGCCAGGAGGTCGTTGTACATCTTGACCATCTTTGCGGGGTCAACTGCCCCTGTAATGACGTTCAAGCGCATGGTGATGAACTTCTGGACGTCCTCGTCCTGGAACTTATCACCCTCCATGATGATGGCCGGGATGAACTTGTATCCAAGCACGCGACACGCCTGGAATCTGTGTTCTCCACCGATGATGCGGTAGCGGAACGTCCCGTCCTCTTGCCGGATCGGGACAAGCTGGAGAGGGGAGTTCATCCCGTTCTCCTCGATCTCCCGGCACAACCGGTCGAAGGTCTTGTCCTGCATCTTGTTCGGGTTCCACGCGTTGGCGTCGATCAACCCGATCCCAACTTCCTCATACCGTCCCGCCAGCGAGGGCGGCGTCGTCATCTCTTCAGCTTTCTTTCTTGCCATGATCGTCCTCCTTTGCACACGTGTGCAGTCAATCCATGCTGCGCAATCTCTTTACCCACTCTTGATCATAAAGTCCCTCTGTCGCGGACTTTATACCCCTGTACTTCTCGATGCTGTCGCGCGAGCCCCCATAGAAGTATACATACGCACCCTCCATAGAGCTATCGTACGTGACCCCACTGCATGGTCCGTGCTCCAACAGTGCACGTGCAACCCTGTATGCCCACACCGTATCCGACCCCCTATTGGTGTAAGGGAACTTGATCCCGGTGATCACAGGTATGTTCCTGAACACCTGGCCCACCTGGTGCCCACCCGGGTGACTCGCCCACCGCTTCAGTCTCCTGTACACCGGCCCGTTCCCGTTGAGGTAGCGAGGCATGGCAATCAGGCGAGCCACAGGTGTGATGG